GAGGAATGGTTGCTGAACGTGGACAGCCACGCACAGCTGATGAAGGGATTGCAATGGCGAGAGAGGCTTATGAGTCAGTTAATGACCATTTGCGTAAATTCTCAGGCGATCCCAAGCAACCAATTCATCCCGTGGGGGGCGGTAAAGTGAGCGGAACGCCAACACCTGAGCCAAAGTCTTTACAAGAGGCAATGGAACAGGCGGTAAGGCGTTAGCTTCAATTCAACATTATGAGGGCTAATTAACAATGGCTTTTTCAGCGGGTGAACTGTCTAACATAGCCAATGCTGCGCTCGATTATTACATCGACAAAGGCAATGTGCTGTCGCAGACCATCCAAAACAAGCCACTTCTCAAAGCTATGGACGCCAAGGCGAAATCTTTTCCTGGCGGTAAAGGCGATGTGAATCTGGCTGTTAAGGGTGCTTACACAACTACGGTTGCGGGTTACACGCACAACGATACGGTGACGTATGCGAACCCTGCAAACATTGTCCGAGCGAACTACACCTGGCGTGAACATCACGCTGGTATTTCTCTCACTCACACGGAACTGAAGCATGACGGTATCAGCGTTGTAGATACCGATGGCGCAGAAGTTTCACAACACAGCAGACGTGACATGACCATGCTTGCCAATCTCCTTGAGGACAAACTTGAGGACATGATGGAAGGCTATTCAAGGGGCATGAACACTCTGCTTTGGGGCGACGGTACGGCTGATCCCAAGGCAATTGCTGGTGTTCGGGCGTTCGTAACGGACGATCCGACCACTGGAACTGTCGGCGGCATTAACCGGGCAACCTCCGGCAACGAATACTGGCGCAATCGCTCCTTGATTGGTGCCAGCAAAATCGCCTCTGGTGATGATCTGGTGGAGACTATTCACACAGAGATGAGGCAGTTGCGACGTTACGGTGGACGCCCCAATATAGCCTTGTGTGGCTCGACGTTTCTTGATCGTCTGGTGACGGACTTGAGAGACAACGGCAACTACACGCAAACGGGCTTTGCCAAGGGTGCTGACATCTCAATCGGTGAGATCAACTATAACGGTGTTACGTTTCAGTATGATCCGTCGCTTGACGATCTCGGTACAAGTGGTTCCGGGGCTACGATTGTGGAATACCCCAAACGGTGCTACATCCTCGACACAAACCATCTGTATCTGATGTACATGGATGGTGAGAAGATGAAGCGACACTCACCGACTCGCCCGGCAGACCAGTATGTGCTGTACCGCGCTATCACGACCACAGCGGTTGTGACAGGCAATATGCTGAACTGCCACGGCGTTTACCAGATTGCGTAAGCAGTCGAAAATGGGGAAAGGGCGGGGTAACACCCGCCCGATCCTTTAACTCGAATCCCAATCGTAAGAGGAAAAAATGGAACTATTTACTTGTGAAGTGAATCTAGGCGGTGACATGAAAAATACCGTAGTAATGAATCTGGTTACGGCTCCCGAACTAGAGGTTTTAAGACGGGTTCATGGTCACGATGCTGTTTGGGGCATTACCAGAACAGGTGATGCCGACTACCCTGACAATGATGCAGAAAGGGAAACGCTGCAATTGAAATACGGGTATGAAATTGTCAATGGAATATTCGGCCCATACGGGAAACTGCCAGAGAAACTTTCTGAGTTAAAGATACCAGTGGAGCAAGTTATAGCGGCCGATTTACCGTCAGTTACAACAAACATCGAAAGGAAAGAGGCTGTTAGTTGACATGAGGACATCACATGGCGCGTGGAACTACTCTTAATTCACTCATTGAACAGTTAAGGGCTGAAGCTGGTTATTCTCTTTCAGTCAGCCTGGGCGCAGCCAATCGTGATGTTCTGGTTAATGTTCTTCAGAGAACACAGCGAAAATTGTGGGAAGATTTCGCATGGCCGTTTTTGCGAATTAAAAGTGACATTGCAGCTTCAGCAACGCTGCGGTATTACAACATTCCTTCAAACCTCGATGTAGACAGAATCGAGCGTATCGAGTTCAAAGATGGCGGTTACTGGCAACCGCTGGATTACGGGGTTGGGCCTCATCAGTTAGCAGAACATGACAGTGATGAGGGTGAAACCGGATGGCCGGTAAGAACTTGGGAGATTTATTCCGACACCCAATTTGAAGTTTGGCCGATCCCCAATACCAACGGCACAGCGGCAACTCTGGAAGGGTATTTGCGTGTTATTGGCATACGGAATCTTTCTAGTCTGGTTAATGCCTCGGATCGTGCTGATTTAGACGACCACCTGTTGGTTTTGTTCGCTGCCTCGGAGATTCTGTCTAGGAATAAGGCTGGTGACGCAGAAGCCAAGATAGTACAGGCGCAAACTCATTATCAGCGGTTGCGCGCAAGGCTATCGAAGTCAAATACCTTTTCAATTGGTGCTGCACCGGCCCCGCGCGAACCAAGATTGAAAGGGGCAATCATCATCTAATGCCGTATATCATCGTGGAAAATTTCAAAGGTGGTATTGATGGTCGCCGGATGGATGTAACGGCGACCCCAGGTACGCTTGTTGATTTAATAAACGCGCATATCACCCGTGGCGGTGAGATTGAGAAACGCCCAGCGTTTGTCGAATTATGTACTTTGCCGTCCACGACATTCGGTTTAGCAGCGTCTGCTGATACGATCTTTACGTTTGGTTCCACCGCTAGTGTTACATTGCCAGCTGGTGCGCCCTCGAATATGGTGTATCAGCGTCTGGTGCATCCATCGAGCAGTTCAACAGCGATGACGCGAATCACTGATGTTGAAATCTTCAATGGTAAGGCTTACGCCTCCGCAGAGTACGCTGATGCCTCGTTGAACCATTATTATGATGGGTCAAACATCTCTCAGTTATTTGATGGCCGTGCTTCTAGCCAGTTCACCTTCACTGGTGGCACTAAAGGGGCTGTAAGTAACATCACGGTAAATGGAATTGAGGCGCTGGGAGCATCAGTGCAGATGGCCTATACCGAAGCCACGTTTTCTGGTGGTAGTGGTAGTGGGACAACTGCTACGGTCACTCTGTCCAGCGGTGCGGTATCCTCTATTGCCGTTAATTCGGGAGGGTCGGGTTATGTCAGCGCGCCAACCGTTTCGATCTCAGGGGGCGGTGGTTCCAGCGCGACGGCGACAGCCACGATCTCGGCCCAGGTCGCCAGTATTACGATGACGGCTGGCGGGTCGGGTTATTCCAGTTCTCCGACAGTCAGTTTTTCTGGTGGTGGTGGTTCGGGAGCAGCGGGAACCGCAAATATCTCAGCCGGTGCAATATCCAGTGTCACCATCACGAATGGTGGCAGCGGATATTCCAGCGCGCCCACGGTTTCATTTTCGGGCGGGGGTGGATCGGGGGCAGCTGGTACAGCAGTCCTCGGGTCAGGATCGGTGGCTTCGATTGCCGTGACAGCGGGGGGCAGCGGGTATGCAAACGATACGACTACATCATTTGCAGTCAAAGTCGCCTCGCAGATTGATGTGTTTTCATCCTCCCCCGAATACAGCGGTACAAATGACGCCAATAAGATTCACGTTTTGGCCGGGTCAAGTGGAACCGGATCAAATGGGTTTTCTGTTGTGATGACAGTTACTGCGGGTACTGCTTCTGGTTATAACATTACATCGAGCGGTACGTCATCAGTAGTTGGTGCCACCACAACTTATACGACATCAATGAGTGGAGGCGGTTCAGCGTCAGGAACCTATACACCTGGGGAGTTCGTCTGGACAGGCGGTAACAAGGTATATCAACTATCTGAATCATTGATGTTCTTCAGCGGGATTGAAACGCCGACTGAGTGGCTTGATGCTTCATTAGGTGCTGGGTTTATCAATATGTCGAACCAAGCAGCCGGTTCTGAAAAATTGCAAGCAATGGCGAACTATTTTCAGAACGTCGCTATATTCTCGGAAAGAGCCGTACAAATATGGGCGCTCGATCCAGACCCCGACGCGAATTATCAGACTCAGGTTCTCTCGAACACAGGCACGATAGCGGGTCATTCCGTAGTGCAGTTCGGAGATAACGATGTGTTCTATCTCTCGGAAACCGGCATACGATCTCTGCGAGCGCGTGACTCGTCCAACGCTGCTTTCGTCAACGATGTAGGTAACGCGATAGATGACATTATCCGCGATGACATTGCCTCAAGCAGAACTGAAGCGGTAAACGCCAAAGGCGTCATCGAGCCACGGGAAGGCCGTTATCTTCTTGCGGTAGGAACCACTATATATGCGTTTTCTTACTTTCCGGGTTCAAAGATTAACGCATGGTCGAAATACGAACCGGGATTTACGGTGGACTCCTGGGCGGTACAGGGCGAGAAACTGTATTGTCGGGATACCAATGACAAACTCTACTTGTTTGGTGGAACGACAGGCACGACCTACGACAGCAGTAGTGTGACAGCCACGATCCCGTTCCTTGATGCCGGAACTCCGGCAACTGCTAAAGTGTATTCCGCAATTGATCTTGCTTGCGATGGGGTTTGGGCAGTAAATGTCGCCACCGATCCGCAAGATATTTCATTGACTGAATTGGTAGCTACCGTACCGGACACTACTTACGGTTTGGGATCGGCAGCGTTTACGGGAACGTCAACGCATATTGGATTGACACTTACCCACAGTTCAGCGGGTAAGGCGAAGTTAGCCAATCTGGTTGTTCACTATACTACGGCGATGGCAGACTGATGATCGTACAAAAGGCTACACCGATGGATGTGTTTGACGTTGCTTACCGGATGCGTAAAAAGGATTTCGAGGAAATCAGCGCAACGGCGGGTTCTGATGATCGTAAGAAAGTAGCATCAAGGATGCAGATGGGATTTGAGAATTATTACACCGATGGATGGGTAGTTTTAGATGACAAAGGCAAGCGAGTGTCGATAATAGGCTGGACAAGATACCCTGATAAATTGACCAGGGCGCGAGTTGGATTTTTTGGAACAGATGATTTTGAGCAGATGAAAATGGCAATCACTAAACTGATTCGCGGAAAGATTGACCTTTGGGCGCAAGACGCCAATGTGGTGCGGATGGACGCTCAATCGTTGGATGGGTACGAGGACTCTCACAAGTGGTTGGAGTTCTTTGGGTTTAAGCGCGGTGATGTCTTAATTAACTGGAAGGACAGTGGCCGAACCTTTATTAACTTTGAGAAACAGATAAACATTCTGTGAGGGTATAGATATGTGTGATCCAGTAATTATTGGTACAGTAGCGAGAGTAGCAATGGGTGCTTTGGTTAATACTGGTGTCCCCCTTGCGCTGAAAGCAGCCCCGTTAATTCTCGGGGGTACAGCCGCATACCAGGCGAAACGCGCTGGTGATAAGCAACAAGCAGCGATAAAAACTGCGGCTGATACTGCACAAGACCGGTACGACGATCAGGTGAGAGCTACAACAGATCGCCAGGATGTGCTTGACACCAGAGCAGCGGATGAACGTGACAGACAGCGAGAAAGGGAAGAAGAACAGGATCGACTTGCTGCGGAAGAACGCGAGAGGGCGCGGCAGCGTGAAGAAGCAGCCGAAGCAGAACGCCAGAGAATCCGCGCTGAACAAGAAAGGCGTGAACGCCTGACGCGAGAAGGGCGTCAAAGCGTGACGGATGCTTTTTCCTCAACCTTCAATCCTGAGTTTTATGCCAGTCAAAGATCAGCCTATACCGATCTCGCAGAGGGCGAGTTAGAGGATAAATATAGTGATGCTGCCAAGCAGCTGCTCTTTGCCATGACACGATCAGGTTTGGGCCAGAGTTCCGCGAGGAATTTAAGACAGGCCAAGCTGACCGGCGCACACACAAGAGCGGGTGAGGACATACAGGATACCGCATCACGGATGGTTGCAACGACCAAGGGCAATGTAGCAGCGCGCAAGGCTACTTTGATGGGTCAGGCAGAGTCAGCACAAAACCCGACTTACATGGGCAACTTGGCAGCTAATCAAGCAGCTGCTTTGGCGAAGCCACAAGCGTATGAAGGGATCGGTGATCCGTTTGCCGCGGCACTGTCAGGGTTGACCAGTGCGTTTGCGTCTGAAACGAGAAAACGTCAAGAGGAAGATTACCGACGACGTATGCAGCAATACGGCTTAACTGGTTCTGGCGCGTCAAAGGTCGTGAGTACCTAGGGGAAATATTATGGATTGGGGCAAAATTTTCGGTTGGATACAAAACAACAACATTATTCCCAACCTTTTCAATATATTTTCCACAGGGGCTAACGTATTGCGCGCGCCGATTGGTATAGGGATGCAAGCGAAGGGCTATGACCGGATTTTGCAGGGTATAGATCGAAAACACGCTGCCTGGAAGCAGAAGTACGATGATGAACGGCGTTTGATGAATGAGTATAACGCCAAAGTTCACGACATCTGGGGCCAACGCCAAGCCCTGCAAACAGGTGAGATTGGGCGGCAAAACCGCATCCAAGCAGATCGTGAGGCTGCTTTTGAAGCATCGATGAATAAGGAGAGGGATTTACCTTCAGACATCGAGGCTCAGTTTCTCGATACGTTAAACAAGTACCGAGACGTTCCAGCTGCTCCCACAACCACAACAACTGTTGATACAGAAGCACCAAGTATCGTGAGTGAGAATCTAGCAGCTGCACTCGCCAAGGAAAGTGCGAAAACCGGAACACGTCAAGCTGCGAAAGCGCGCCTCCTGGCACCGGGATTGGCTCAGGCAGGGGCCAACCTTGCACAAGCAGATCAGGCGAGTCTATTGAAATCGCTGGGTGGACGCGGTTTGGATAGCGCCCAGGTCGCTGCTAAAGAACAGATGCTGTTCGAGCCAGCACAGCTGTATCCAACCCAATACACCGGCATAGACCCACGCGCTGACAAGGACTTGGCTTACGGCCAGATGCTCGTTGGCATGGGCGACAGAATAACGCCGAGTTGGGAT